ATTGGTTCCTATGAGTTGGTTGACGGAAACACGATCCGTCGTGAAGGACCAGTGATCACTGCGATGCGTCGTGGTGCTGTGCTTTTGCTTGATGAGTGCGATCTCGGCACGGAAGATATTCTGTGCTTGCAGCCGATTCTTGAGGGCAAGCCATATTTCGACAAGAAGACTGGTGAAGTCGTCCACCCTGCTGCTGGCTTCAACGTGATTGCGACTGCAAACACGAAGGGCAAGGGCAGCGACGATGGTCGATTCATTGGTACAAACTTGCTCAATGAAGCATTCCTGGAACGTTTCGCCATTACTGTTGAGCAGGAATATCCTCCTGCCAACACAGAGCGCAAGATTCTTGAGAAGAATTTCGCTGTTCTTGGTATCACTGACACGACATTCATTGACCGTCTTATCACGTGGGCTGAAGTCATCCGCAAGAGTTTCTCGGATGGTGCGGTTGATGAAGTTATCTCGACTCGTCGTCTTGTGCATATCAGTAAGGCATTCTCTATCTTCAACAATCGTTTGAAGGCAATCGAGATGTGCTTGAACCGATTCGATAGTGACACCAAGAATGCATTCTTGGATCTCTACACAAAGGTTGATGCGGAGGCAACTCCTGCTCCTGCTCCTGCTGTTGTGGATTGGAATGATATAACGATTGAGCATAACCAATCGACTTTGTCTACTCGATTCTCATACAAGGGTGAGTTTGTGGAATACTCAGCAAATCAAATGCATGAGTTCTATACACAGGGTCTCACAGAGGAAGCCATCAGGGCACGAGTTCTTGATACTCTTAGCATCATTGTTGCGGCGAAGGGAGTGGAGTAATGGAACTGCAAGAAAAGGTGAATGTGTTTCTTGACAAACTTCGCGAGTCTGGTGCAACCAATATGTTTGGTGCCGCACCGTATGTCTCTGATGCTTTTGGTGTCAGCAAGTATGAGGCGCGAGATCTTGTGAAGAATTGGATGCAAACTTTTGCTGAGAGGCATCCACAATAGTTTACTTTTGCCATTTGTTAGTATATAATAAATGGTATATTACAAGGCATGCCCCAATCTTGTAATATTATTGAAGGGGTTTTTTTGGAGTATATTATATGTCAACTGCACTTAACTCGTTTGTCAATTATCTCGCCGATGGCAACAGCGTGACCTCACGTCAGGCTCGTTCGCTCTTCAAGGTTGAGAACGTTGCTGATCTTGCTTACCGTGCCCGCAACGAAGGTCTCTCGGTTTACACGAACCGTGTCACCAACTCGCGTGGTGAGAAGGTTTATGCGTATCGCATGGGCAATCCTTCGACCGCTTTCGAGAACTATCTCGAGCGTGGTCAAATTGCACGTGCTCGCAAGACCCTCTATCGTGATGCTATCAGCGTTGCGATGAACGCCTAATCTTGGCGAAACAAAACCGTTCTGGTTCTCGTGGGGGCAGTTCTTGCCCCCACAGTTTCATTTGGGGTTCGGAAAATACATAGGTTGCTTTTTATTTTGTTTGCATATATAATGTCATGAGCAGGAGGAGTTATTATGGCAAATATTATCATTGCAAAAACAAAAATTGATTGTGAGCATTTGCTTGGTCAGTTTTTGGATGAATCGCATTTTGATACTGTGATCAATGAAGACACAGATTGTTATCTTGGCAGTGAAGATGAAGACAACATTGCTTTCAAGTTCCGTAAAAATTATTTCAGCAAACAAGAACAAGATGCTGCATATGCTGGTCTAAGAGAAGCAGCCACACCAACTCAAAATCGTGGGCTTGCTGCTGGACCAAAAGGTGAGAAGTGCGGCGGTCGAGAATGGGCAACTGAATTTCAATTGCGTGTCTTTGATTTGTTGCAGAAGGAAGCAGAGAATACTGCAATCCAAGTTGACATCAATGAAGAAATTGAAACTCTTCGAGAGCGATATAAAGATGTTGAATCAACTCGCGGACTTGTTTGGTTGTCTGCTCTTGTCAAACAAGATGAATTTAATTTTGAAAATTGGCTGAAGAAAGTTATCAAACTTTCTGTTGCTGAAAGAAAGAAAGAAGCGTTTGTAGTTGAAAACAAATATATTTCAGACACCACATATGCGAATCAAGTAAACTCTGGCATTGCTGGTTGGTTCGATCGTTATCCTCGCATTCCGTATGGTCGCGCAACTGCATACACACAACACTCTTATGACAAATTCAAATTGTCATTCCCATTTCTACAAACACTTGATCGTGGCTTTGCTGAGTTACTTCCACAACGTCATGGAGCACAACGTGCTGCGGCAGATAAAATCGATCCAGCATTCTTGGTTCCACAAACTGTATTCACTACAATTACAGTCAACAAAACTTTTAGAACAGCAGCACATCGTGATGCTGGTGACTTCTCAAATGGATTGAGCAATCTTCTCGTCCTATCAAACAACGGTAATTATTCAGGTGGATATCTGATATTGCCAGAAGTTCGTGTTGCTGTGAATGTACGACCTGGTGACCTCCTGCTTGTTAATAATCACGAGTACATTCATGGCAACACACCTATTGTCCTACAAGACGAAACTGCAGAGCGTGTGAGTCTTGTTTGTTATCTGCGTGAGAAGATGCTTGAACTCGGGAGCAAAGAGTATGAAGATCATCGATTTAATTATGTTGAGTCACGTCGAAAGAACCCAGAACACCCACTCCAGCGACGTCTTTGGAACGGTATTTCCGAAGGAATGTGGTCAGAAAAAGAATGGTATGACTATCTTGAGAGAGTTGGTGGGCGAGAGATGGTTCAAAAATACCACCCAGAAGCATACGAAAAAGTTTCTACCCTAGAAGATCTATTTGGTTAATTTATGTGCGCAGTCATTGGTGCTTATCTAGAGAAACCTTCCTCAAGTGATTTGAATACACTTGCTAATGTTATTCGCGAGTCTAGTATTCGTGGATTACATGCAACTGGTATTTCTTGGGTGAAGGGCGGTAGAATACACACATTCATATCAGCCACTCCTGCTGCTAAATTTCTAGAACACTTTGATCTGAATAAAACAATTGATGAAGATGGTAATTTGTATTTGATTGGTCATTGTCGTTATTCGACTTCTGATCTCAACTACAATCAACCTTTATGGAATGAGAACCTTGCAATCGTTCACAATGGTGTTGTGAGTCAAGAGATGCCAGAAAATTGGGAACGACTCTATGGATACAAATGTACAACTAAAAATGATAGTGAACTGATTGTCCATACACTCGAAGCCAAAAAGTCTCCACTTGTAGAATTCTCTGATGCTTCAATGGCAGTCATTGAACTTTATAAAGAAAAGAAATTGCGATTCTATCGCAATGGAAAACGACCAATTTACTTTACTTCTCTTCCAAATGGCGGTATAATTACTTCTACGAAAGACATTGCTGAACGTGTTGGATTGAACAACTCAATTGAGATTGGTATGAATCAGTATGTGACAATGGCAACCAAAACTTTTGTAAAAGAATATGTGCACATTGAAGGTGCTCTTGATTTACAGCCATGAAGTTTGCAACAAAAGAACAAGTTGAAAATCTAATCCAAGACTCGCCTGAAGGAAAGAATACGAAGTTTCTTTCTGCTTCACACAGTCTTTGGTTTCGATTCAAGAACTACGATAAATCTCCACCGATGATTCTTGAAGATGAAGGTAGGATTGTATCGCTCATTTTTGCAACTTTTAATCGCGACAAGTACACAAACCTCTATGAGATCGTGACGGCGGAAGGGTGCGAAGGCTTTGGGTATGCATCAAAACTTTGGGATGAATATGTAGATTATGCTGTGAATGTGCAGATGATGAAACGATTAAAAATCTCTTGCACTCCAAGTTCAGTTTCTTGGCACTTGCGTAATGGTCTTGTATTCTGGGCAGTGGATCCAACAGGCTCATTGAGATCTGATCAGCCGTTGTTTAAGAATCGCGAAGAGCAGATGATGTTCCGCAATCTCGCAGTGGATGATCCTACAATTGCTTTGCCAACGGATATTAAAGTAATTGAACAATTAAAACGCGAATCATTGGAGTCACATAAGTTTGGTGCAAAGAAAAAAGCAGCAACTGAAGAAGCCATTGCAAGAGTTGGTCAGTACTGGTTGCGCGATGCACTCTTTAAAGAAGTTGATTTATTTGCATGAATTTAGAACGTCGTGAATTGTTTATAAAATGGTATGCGTGGTCGATGCAATTTGGCGACTGCGATCCTGCCGTTTGGATGACCAATTATCTCCATAAACGATATGAACACAACGACGAAGAAAGACTCTGGTTTGCATGGCTGTATGGCAACACCTATCAATTACCAACTGCATGGGTCTTGAAAAGCGAATTTCCAGACTATGAACTTGCTACCGTAGATCGTATTGAGTGGTGGAACACACAAAACTACAAACGTTTACGATATCAAACAGACACAAAGTGGAACAAAGGTCATTTGCCAGCCATGTTCGAATCTTATCAAAAATTTATTGGCAAGAAAACTCAACGTGAAGTGTTGGAGAAATATTATGGAGACAACCAAAAGCAAACTTTCGACAACCTTTGGAATAATCTTAAAAACTCTCTTCATAAATTTGGTCGTTATTCCACTTGGTTTTACCTTCAGCACCTTTGCCATACTGCTGACGTTAAGTGCGTACCTACTTCTCTCATGCTTGACGATTATTCTGGGTCTCGCTCACATCGTAATGGGCTTCATCTTGCCCTCGGCGAAGATAACAAATACGATTCACGACTTACTTCTGGCGAGTGCGATGACCTTGAAAGTAAAGCGAAAGAAATACTCGAAGAAACAAGAGACAGATTTCCTAGTCTAAAGAATCAGATTGATTTTTTCACGATGGAAACTTGTCTATGCTCATTCAAGAAAATATTTCGCGAACATCATGGAAGATATCTTGGCTATTATCTTGATCGTCAATCAGAAGAAGTGATGCAAGCAGAGCAAGATGGGTGGCATGGCATTGAATGGAATGTTCTGTGGCAAGCAAGAAATGAGACACTCGATCCTCGTCTTGCTCCACGAAGAAAAATCAACAAGGAAAAGTTTACTTATTTTATCAGAACAGGTAGAATAGAAAACATTGAATGGATGTTTGAAGAAGGATTAAATCCAGTAGGGTTGGAGGCGATATGGTAAAAGTGATTGCGATGGGTGGTGAGCCAGCAACTGGTAAGACCACTCTGATGTTCAAGTTGATTTCGATGGCTGATGATTGGAAGATCTGTAAGCCACAGAAACTTCTTGATGCCATGTATTCAGAAAAATTAAATCTGTATATTCTTGGCAAATATGCAAACGATGGTAATGTATTCCAGGGAACTGATCGTTTGTCTATGGCTGTTCAGCCAGACGCTGAAAAGTTCTTTATGGAATTGGATTATGATAACGCAAATGTGAATGTCATCTTCGAGGGTGATCGTTTGTTTAACTCAAAGTTGCTAGATAAACTTGCAACTGTATTTCCAAATTCATTTAAAGTTTTGGTCTTGACTGCATCACATAATACGAAAGAACAACGTCATGTGGATCGCAAAGATGATCAAGACGATAAATTCAAAACCTCGCGTGCAACAAAAATCTCTAACATCACGGGGTCCCTAACACTCATGGACTATATAGAGACAATGGTCAACGAAAATCTAGATGACCAGTCTAAGATTATTGAAAATATTAAGACATTTTATAACTGGAGTGAATAATTATGCAATTGGAAGTTAAAGTAGAAGAATTACGAAAGAATAAACTTTTTATAGCCACCCCAATGTATGGTGGTATGGCGCATGGTATGTACCTGAAGTCTTGCTTAGACTTGCAGGGACTTTGTTCGCAGTATGGCATTGAAGTTCGTTTCTCGTTTATCTTCAATGAATCCCTCATTACTCGCGCTCGAAACTATCTTGTTGATGAGTTCCTTCGTGCAGAAGGCTTCACTCATTTCCTCTTTATCGACGCAGACATCCATTTCGATCCACGTGATGTGATTGCACTTCTTGCGCTTGATAAAGAAATCATCGGTGGTCCATATCCAAAGAAATCAATCAAGTGGGGAACAATTAAGGAAGCTGTCAAACGTCATCCAGACATTGAGCCGCTTGAGATGGAAAAACTTGCTGGTGATTTCGTGTTCAATCCAGCACCAGGCACCACCAAGTTCAGTGTTGCAGAACCAATTGAGGTTCTTGAAATTGGCACTGGCTTCATGATGGTCAAGCGTGAAGTGTTTGGCAAGTTCAAGGAAAAATATCCAGAACTTCGCTATAAGCCAGACCATGTTGGTCAAGCCAATTTTGATGGTACACGTTACATTCATGCATACTTCGATACAGTGATCGATCATGGCAAGAGCGATCGTTATCTCTCTGAAGATTACATGTTCTGTCAGTGGTGGAGAAACATGGGTGGACAAATCTGGTTGTGCCCATGGATGAAGACACATCACATCGGCACCTATGCATTCACTGGTGATATGCCAGCAATTGCAAACTACGTCGGCACTCTCTAATATTGTATGATCGTAGGTCTTGTAGGCTTTATCGGAGCAGGGAAAGGCACAGTTGCAGATCTCTTGGTAGAAAAACATAATTTCTTCAAAGAGAGTTTTGCAAACAGCGTCAAGGATTCTTGCGCTGCTGTGTTTGGTTGGGATCGTGCCATGCTTGAAGGTGACACTCCAGAGTCACGAGCATGGCGCGAACAACCTGATCAATGGTGGTCCGAGAAGTTTGGTAAAGAATTTTCACCAAGATTAGCACTCCAGCTAATGGGCACAGAGGCAGGGCGAGATGTTTTTCACCCTGACCTCTGGGTTCATACTGTGATGCGTCGATGTGAAAATGCACCATGGAATAATTATGTGATTGCAGATGTTCGTTTCCCAAATGAAATCAATGCAATTGTAAGATCTGGTGGCAAGGTTGTTCGAGTTCGTCGCGGTGAAGATCCAGAGTGGTATGCACTTGCGCGTGAGAGCAATATCTATAACAAACAAGAAATAATGCGCAATGCTTATCCAGAAGTCCATTATTCAGAGTGGGCTTGGATTGGTTCGCATTATGACATTGTGATGGACAATAACTGTTCGCTTGATGAGTTAACAGTTAGAGTTGATAAGTTGGTGGATTCGTTATATAATAATCGTGTTGAAGCAAATGAGGTCTAAATTATGAAACTTTCTGATGATACTGTTAATGTGCTCAAAAATTTCTCGAGCATCAATCAAAGTCTGCAGTTCAAGTCTGGTAATGTTCTTCGTACTATTTCTCCATTGAAGACAATCTTCGTGGAAGCAACAGTGAATGAAAACTTCCCAAAAGAATTTGCATTGTATGATTTGAATAAACTCTTGGCAAAGGTCTCTCTTTATAAGGAAGCCCATTTGTCGTTCGACGATGATAAGGTGAACATCTCCACTGAGAATAAGAAGAAGTCTGACTTCATCAAGTATTGTTCTCCAAAAATCATCATTGTCCCACCAGAGAAAGCAATCACTCTTGGCGATCCTGATTGCACATTTAGCATCTCTCAAGAGGATCTTGAGTGGATGAAGCGTTCTGCTGGTATCTCTGGATCCCCAAACTTTGTGTTTGAGTCTGATGGTGAGACAATTCACTTCATCGCAACTGATGTGAAAGATGACTCTGCTGACGTTTCGAAGATTGAGATTGGCACTGGCGATGGTACAAAGTTCCGCGTTGTGATGAAGGTTGAGAATTTCAAGTTGATGGAAGGATCGTACGATGTTTCTATCGCTAAGAAAGGTCTCTCCTGCTTCAAGCACAAGTCTGTTGCTATCATTTACTATGTTGCAATTGAAGCAGCCAACTCTACATTCGGAGAATAATATGAAAGTTGATAAGGCAAAAGTTCTTGGTTGTCTTCAAGAGATCTCTAACTCATTGACTCGTATTGAAGCAGAGCGTGATCTGATTAAAGAAATTCTTCAGAAGATGCAGGATGAATGCGAGATTCCAAAGAAGTTAAGCCGTAAACTTGCAAAAGTATACCACAAGCGCAATTATGAAGAAGAAGTTGCTCAACAGAATGATTTCGTAGAGGTCTACGAAACAGTCGCAAAATGATTGTTTATTATTCAAATACGACAAATTCTTTTGTATATGAACCTGAACCCCTGTTCCAATCATTATTCAGCAATTTAAAAGCAAATGGCAAAGATTCTGTTCAATTGGATCAAATAAAAAAGTGTCCATCAGTTAAAGAATTTTGCAACAATACATTTGTATTTAAAAATGCAATTGAATATGATTTGGAATGGGTTGATGGGATAATTAAGACAACTTCAAAAACACAAAAGTTTTTTGATGACAATGTCATGGTAAGAGACGCCAATATCGGACTTTGCACTTATAAATTTCCATCAGATATTTTTCTTGCAGAGAAACCATTAATTGGTGAACTGACTCCACCATTTTTGCATGATTGCGATATTACTAAGAAAGCAACTATGGTGTGTGGATCATTTGATATGGGCAGACACTTTCGATCTTTAGAATGCGCTTTCATCTTTAAAAATAAAAATGATAGAATTCATTTCAGAGAATCACAGCCGCTATATTATGTTCGATTCAGAACTGATGAGAAAATTAAATTTCAAAAGTTCATTTGGACAGAAGAAATGCGAAATTTGTGGATCAATATGATTCAAATGCGAGAAGGCGTCAAGCCTCTTCAGTTTTGGTATAACATATTTGAAAGATCTTATGGAAAGCATTTTCTTAGATTGATTAAACAGAACCTTGTTTGAGTGTATAAATAAGATTATTGGGGTGCAATTTCTTTTGACGGCACTATCCGCCAGACTGCTCGCCGTGGGAACTCACCGTCCCCGCCCCATCTTCTCTTTGTGAGGTATAAATTATGGAACGAAGAAAATTTTTTAAATTCCTTGGTATTGCTGGTGGTGCCGCTGCAGGTGGTGCTGTCACTGCTGCATCTTTAGTTGCTTCTAACGGAAAGTCTGAGGCAGTAAAGAAGATTGAAGCCGCTGGTTACAATGGTAAACTGACAATTGGCGCACAGTATGATGAAGAGAATTTGGTGTTCGAAAACAATAATATCGAAAGGCTTAGAATTAATAGTGACTATGTTTTAAACATCGGAACAACTGCACCAAATCAAAAATTAACTGTGGTGAATGTTTCTATGACACCTGGTCCTGATGGTGAAATGTATTTGAAAACAAACGGTAAATGGCGTAAAATCGTTACTGAATAATTGAGGAATTTATATTATGAATGAAGCGTTGTGGGTTGAAAAATACCGTCCTCATACTATTGCCGATTGTATTCTTCCTGATGAATACAAGGCAACTTTCCAATCTTATGTTGACCGCAAGGAGATTCCCCATCTTCTTCTATGTGGCGGTCCAGGCACTGGTAAGACTACAGTTGCCAAAGCATTGTGCGATGAAATCGGTTGCGACTATCTGATGATCAACGGTTCGGATGAGTCAGGTATTGATACCTTCCGAATGAAGATCAAGAACTATGCCAGCACTATGTCAATGACTGGCGGCAAGAAAGTTATTATCATCGACGAAGCAGATTATCTAAATCCAAACTCAACTCAGCCAGCCATGCGTGCGGCGATGGAAGAGTTTGCGCATAACTGCACTTTCATCATGACTTGTAACTATAAGAGCCGAATCATTGAGCCATTACATTCAAGATGCGCTGTTATCGAATTCAAACTGCGCAAAGAAGAAAAACCAAAGATGGCTGTTGCATTTATGAAGCGTGCAGCAGAAATTCTTACCACAGAAAAAGTTCCGTTTGATAAAGCAGTCCTTGTAGAAGTAGTCAAAAAATACTTTCCAGATTATCGCCGTGTTCTGAATGAACTTCAGCGTTATTCCGTCAGCGGTAAGATTGATTCTGGTATTCTGGCTTCAGTGTCAGACGTTTCTCTTAATGATCTTGTCGCGTCTCTCAGAGAGCAGAACTTTGGTGCGATGCGCAAGTGGGTTGCTGAGAATGGTTCTGATGATCCATCAAGAATCTACCGTAAGATCTATGATAATCTATATGACATCATGGATAAGTCGACGATTCCGAATGCTGTTCTCATTCTTGCGCGATATCAGTATCAATCTGCATTTGTTGCTGACCAGGAACTGAATCTTACTGCATGCCTCACTGAAATGATGGTGGAGTGTAAGTTCAATGGCTGATTTATTTAAAGAGATACTTCCAAGTATTCTGCAAACAAAAGAGTATGTTTTACTCACCGATCTGGACGAGCGACAATATCCAGCATTTATGGTGAACAGGGCGTTGTCTTACCATCGTGATACCGTCCTGTTCGCGAACGAAATGAATCGATTCCCAAGCCTTGATAATAAACTCAAATACGACTTTCTCCTAAATATTGTACGAGCCCAGAAGCGTCAATTTACAAAATGGCACAAAAAGGGTGAGAATGAAGATTTGAGCGCGATCAAGGAATATTATGGATATTCGGACGCGAAGGCATACGAAGTATTAAAAATTCTCGACGATGCTCAGATCACTATGATAAAAAAAGAATTATATAAAGGTGATTGACATGGTCGATAAACTAGTTGAAGTTACATTAGAAAAGCAAGACGACTTTCTAAAAGTCCGCGAGACGTTAACTCGCATTGGTGTCGCAGCAAAGAACGATAATATTCTTTATCAATCGTGCCACATCCTCCACAAACAAGGAAAGTATTACATTGTTCATTTCAAGGAACTCTTTGAATTGGACGGTAAGCCATCCAATATGTCAGACAATGACATTCAGCGCCGCAACACGATTGCGAATTTGATGGCAGAGTGGGGTTTGGTTAAACTCGTCGATGCAGACAAAACAAAAGACAATGTTGCCCCATTGAGTCAAATTAAGATTCTTCCATTCAAGGATAAGAGTCAGTGGCAGTTGGTTTCCAAATATACAATCGGGAAGAAAAAGAAAGAGGGATAATTTGTGATTACAGTAAATGTGTATCGACTTCGTGATGATCTTGAAGTGCCAACATATGGCACTTCAATGGCAAACTGTTTTGATCTTTCTTTTCAGCCAACAGAAGATCATGTGACTGGATACGACAAATACAATAATCCAATTAGTCAAAAGGTAAACAACTTTGGAGAGATTTCCATCTATCCAGGAGATCGTTTACTCATTCCAACAGGATTAATTTTCAAGATTGAAAGACTAGTCACAATTGAAAATTTCTCTGACATTGTTGATAGCAATTCTAATATTCCATTGGCTAACTATAGCATTCGATTGCACCCACGTTCTGGATTGTCTCTGAAGAGAGGTCTAGTTCTTGCCAACTCAGAAGGCATTGTGGATGTGGATTATCAAGAACAGGTGTTTGTATTGCTTACAAATATTTCACAGATGGGTCAAACAGTCAGGCGCGGCGAAAGAATCGCACAGGCTGAAGTCACGTGCAATGAGCACGCAAATTTTGTAGTTCTTACAAAGGCTCCAGAAAAACATTCTGAGCGTGCTGGTGGATTTGGCTCAACTGGTGTCTAAATAAAAGTGGATGCCCATAAGGGGTCCATAACTATAAACTTGCTTAATAAAGGAGTTACGCAATGACAAATATCACTACACTCTCATCCATCCCATTTGATCGCCTTCTGCCGTCAGCACTTGGTTTCGACCATGTGTTTGCCACGTTAGATAATGCGGCTCATCTCTTGACATCTACTGCATCCACTTTCCCGCCAGTCAACATCATCAAGACTGGTGACTACACATTCAATGTAGAATTGGCTGTTGCTGGATACAAGAGGGATGAAATTGAGATCACCGCAGAAAAGAACTCACTTCGTGTTTCTGGTAAAAAGACTGAAAAGGACGAAAGAGAATATCTTGCAAAAGGTATTGCTGGTCGTTCATTCAGCAGACAATTTGTTTTGTCTGACACTGTTGTTGTTCAAGGTGCTGAACTTGCTGATGGCATTCTCTCAATCTCTCTTGAGAATGTCATTCCTGAAAGTCAGAAGCCACGTAAGGTAGAAATTAAATAACCATTGAGACTATATTATGATTCGTGATGAACTATCGTGGGAT